TTGACACCGCCCAGAGTGGTTGCGGAAGCCGGAGGAAGGACGTAGCCGCTTCCACTGCCACCGCCGCCGACAGCGCTGATAACACCATTGGAGTCGATGGTGATCGTGCTTCCGTCGATCTTGACGAAACCGGGAGAGTAGGTCGTTGCGTACATGGGTGTAGAAACTACTCGCCACGGCCCCCATGTGGTTCCGCCATTTATCGTAACGCGCATGTAGGTAGCAGCGTCCTGTATGCCAGAACCGTCAGTGCCGGGATAGCGCCATTCTTTGTACGTTTGACGCAAATAGTAGAGACCTCTAGTTGCTTGCAAACTGCTTTCCACCGTAAGGTTGAATGCTTGTGCAGGACTTCTGGGAGTGTTCAAAATAGTTCTAGCACTAACATCAAGCGCGCAACCGTAATTACCAGGCTTGGTGAAAGTATTAAGATCAGAGCCATCGGGCATAACCGCATAACCGCTGCCAAGACCTTTAAGCTGCATGGAATTGGCAGCGAGAGGGGCGGTGTTAGCACCGGTACCGCCGCTTGAAACTGGAATCACCCCTGTGATTCCGCTTGCAGCGAGGGCTCCGTTAAGCTTTTTGGCATGAATAACGGCCCACGGGTTATCAGACGTACCCAAATAGCCCCAACCGTTAGTGGCATCAGCGACACATGGAAGAATACCCGATGCGGTCGAGGCGGTAGAGCCCATGCGCCACCATGTAGTTTCAGCCCCAGCTGGCGTGTTCAGAGAGGCATACGAGTTCTTAGTTGTGTACTGCGGCACTACGAGGTTGGCGCGAGCACCGGCAGCGGTGTTAGCCCCTGTGCCTCCTGCGGTGATAGCCCACGGGGAATATACGAAACTGTCACCGTAAGGACGTGAAGCAGCGCTTATAATGTAAAATACATCAGCGTTCACGTCGAATTTCAACAGGGAAACTCTGTTTGCGCTGATAAAGTGGTTTGTCGGGAAGGTAGCTATCTGGGTGGTGGTGGCTCCACCGAGTACCGTGATAGTCTTGGGAGTCAAGCCGTTGACCGCCAATACAGGAGAGCTGGTGGTGCTCGTAACGTTGAAGTTGACCGCCAACACCTTACCGTTCATTTCAGCTAGTGTCAAGCCAGACCAAGCTGGCACGGTTACCGCATACGAGGCTCCATTGCCAGTTGAAGTTACCAACGGAATGTCATGTTCGTCGATGTACGCCTTTTCGGAGGCGAAAAGGGCTTGGTTGATCAAAGTGCCCTCGTTCACGACGGTACCAGGAATAGGCGTAACATCGTAAACGTCAGCCCCCGCTTCTGGCGCGGTGGAGAGACGAACGCGTGACGGCTGTGCCACATTTCGATCCGTGACTGTGGGCCACGCATGTAAAGCCATAAAGTTCTCCTAACCTTGGAGCGGATTGCCGACGATGAGCGGTTGATGCTGATTGGATGCTCGTATGTAGCCGACATGAAGTTGCGAGAATGCCGTGTTGTCCCAAGTGGTGATGGTCTTCGGCGCGGTAGCGTACGCGGATTTGGCGTCGGGAGGGAAGTACCCCGTGATTCCGAAGTAGCCTTTTCCGTTGATCAGCTCATCGAGATCGATGCCTGATTCTTGCGCTATCCTAGGGCCGTTGAGCAGATATTCCGCTGTTTCGCCGAATAGGATGCTCGCGCTCCCAATCGTCTTAGACCACGCTCCGAGCTCATCGGTGTATGTGAACACGTAGGTAACCGTATCCACAGGCGAGTAGTCTCCCGTAGGGGTCCATGTGAGCTTGAACCATTCGCCCTTCGGATCGTTGTCCGGGTTGTTGACGAAATACGTGCATTTCGCGTTGGTGATCTTCGGATCGTACACTTTTTGACCGGTCTTAGCATAAGCCCAGCCGGTGCAGGTGAGGCGCGCACCGCCATCGAACGAACGCTCCTGCTTGGTAATGTACACTTTCAAGTACTCGTTTTGCAGAGGTACCCAAACCACCGTGCCTACGCGCAAGCTCGGGTCATCGACCATCGTCCATGTGAGCTGGTACATGGGCGCGACGTTGGTATCTCCCAAGTTGGCCCGAGCGATCATTCTAGTCGAAAGATTCTTGTACAAGCCGTATGCGTGGATGGTGTCGATTCCCTTAGTGTTCTGAGTGGAACCTTCATCAACCAGGTTGCCGTTCGCATCGTAAGCGTATATAGTAGGGTTACAAGTGATGAGCCCAAGCGACAACGGTTGCCTGTTTGCCAACCCCGGGATGTTGGTGTTCCACAGGACGCGCCAAGCGAGGACGCTATCCCCGCGAACGGGGATGTTGACCTCCCCCATCTGGTTATTAGCCGGTTCGTCGAAGCCGAACAGATCGGCGACGAAGTTGTTCGCCCCCGTGATCTCAGCAGTTCGGTTCATGTACCAGGTATCGTTTTTCAACGGTTGGCTGGTCATGATGCGGAAACCGCTATTCTGATCGGACGGATAAGGCTGATATGCGGGCGTGTTGAACTTGTGAACATCTACGGTATCGGCGAAGTACGTTTGATTTTGGAACGCATAGTAATCGGTAGAAAGCCTAGTCGGTACGTTGAGCAAATCCATATAGTAGGTTTTGGCCCATTTAACCGGCTCCCATTCGATGTTCTCTTTCTTGACTGATTGAGACACCAAAAAACTAGGAAGAACCTTGTAAACCGTGTTGGCGATAGTCGGGAACCAAGTGCCGTTGTTACCGTTTTCTAGCATCGTCCACGTAGAAATCTTAGTTTTGTCTAAGAACACATCTTCTGTGGGCGATAAACCTTGCATGATAGTCCATGTACCGTCGAAACACACGTCGTTGCTTATCGGTTGCATTTCCTCTTGGAGCTTCTGCAATGGACGCGCAGGAACCCAATGGATGCAATTCATCAGATTCCAACAAAGAAGCGTTTCGAGAGCGCTTTCCTTTTTCCACGTATTGTTGAGTTGGCACAACGTGGCGCGAACGTCCAACGTGCGAGTGAAAGGAGTGGTGGTGTCCCTGATCTGTTGCAGGTCGTTCTCTGCGGCCAGGTTCCATACACGAGCAGCAGCGGTATAGCTAGTCTCAACTCCTTGGATGAATCCCCCTGTGTTCACCCCGTAAGATGCCATCGTAGCATCGGGGAACGCCCATCCATAAAGTGGAATAGAGTTAGAACCTAATTTAGCATAAGAAGTGCTTCGCAACATTTCCCACGCATTGTAACCGAGCTTGTACGAGCTGATTGCTTTGGTCGGGTGAGTAGAATCACCGCCACCTTCAACCGTAACGGCACTGTAAGGATAAGGGTACCGTTGATAAAGCACGGCGGTCTTGGCAGGATTACCCGTCTTGTGCATCGCTTTGTACGTGTCATCCTCAGCGAATTTATTGAAGAAAATGTGTTCGCATTGAACTTCGATGGTGCATTTCTCGTAATTGTACTCGCGATCAACGATCTTGTAATTGCCTAGACAAACAAGATCATGATCGAACCCGGCATAATAATCAAGTGCCCAGCGTCCGTTATCGTCTAGGATTTTCCCCTTCGGATCGTTGAAGCCACGGTAGATGCGAACCATCTTGTCATCGAACGCATTCAATAAAGCATCAACGGTTGCGAGAGGAGTATTGTGGTCGATCCCCTCCACCTTGAAAGAAAACGAGGCAGAGGGAATCTTGGTTTCGAGACAACGCGGGTCGATTTCGTCAGTAGCGTTCATCGACACCAGCTGGTGAACGGGAAGGGTGTAGTTTGTCAGTTTCCCGTTACCTAGATACGTCGTTTGGTTCTTGCATTGCAGGTTGCTCGCCATGGCGACGGGGAACATCCGCGTATGAATCTTATCATTCAGTAGTTTTGGTTCACAGAAATGAACGGTACATTCGATATCTCTGTGGTCTGTGAGATTCTTGAAGTAGTTGTACCAATCAAGATCACAGGGTGAGCCTTGAAATGTCGTTACTCCTACATTAGCCATATTAACACTCAATCAGGTTGCATTGACAATTAATCCACCGCTTGGGAACGCCGACATTGACGGAAGGAACGATCCATGGCTCGAACGAGCGGTCGCCTACATACATGTAGCTTGTGCGACGTTGCATAATGCGCGGGTCGTAATAGTTGACGTAAACGAAGAACGAACCGCCTTGTTCACGATCAAATACCCTCAGTATACTATTAAGTTCAGCATCTGTCAATGGGGGATATTTGATGTTCAACTTGATCTTGTCGGTGCCGACCGGGTTGCCGATCATGGTGTTGTTGGCGTTACGCGCATCGTCCACTGTGGTTTGAATCTCGTAACTGACACCGCCCTCCGCAGGGACCGGAAGGTTGACCCATGCGTCGGAAATGTATTTCTTGACCTTGATAAGGCCAGTAGGTAGAATAGTAGCCATGATTACACCGCGCTTACTAGACTAGTCCCAACGCCTTGTTGACGCTTAATGCGATCAAGTTCTTTGTTCACTTTAACACCATCCAAACTAACGTCGGTCTTGATTTCCTTCGGGAAGCCTTGAACCATGGCATTATACACAGAGGTGGAGATTGCCGCCACCAGCGCGTCGCCGTCGAGCGAAGCAGAGCCATTGTAAGACCCGTCATTGCTGTTATGGATATTGGATGCAACAGCCTCAGCAAACGGGCGCATACGCGCTCCCTGTAGCGGCACGACAGCCTCAGGGCCAGCTTCGCCAATACCGGCAATTGTGGCGCTGTCGAAAATACCACCCTTAGCATACCAATCGATGCCGCCGAAAATCGGAAAAGTGAACCCGCCGATCGTCCTAGTACTCCAATTGAAGTGCGGAAGCTTCAATCGTGGCATGCGCCACTCGAAATTGAACGCGCGTTGGATGCTCGCCGCTTCCCAGTCAGTGTTCCGTCGAGCAGCAGCCATTTTTTGGCTTATGCCCCATTCAAGATTATTGAATGCTTGTCTTCCGTTAGCTTCGGTACGATTGAAACTGTTGGAGGAATTGACTTGCATTTGAGCAGAATTATTGGCCACATTGCTTTTAACGCTGCCCATAGCGCTAGAAATAGCACTTCCAAGAATGGAAAAAGCACTTTGACCAGATTCCCTAGTCTGGTTAAAATTATTGACAGCAGCTTCCTTGGCTTCCCGTGTATTACGGTTGACCGATTCAGAAATACCTTTGAAGCCGTTTTCTGCTATACTGTGGATTTGATCGCTGGTGAGTTTGATACTATCTTTCATGGCTGTCCATTGATCGCCCACGTCGATACCAAGAATGTTGAGAATACCAACAATCTTATCACCGATAGCAATGAACACGCCAGTGACGGCATCATAGATTGTCGCGCCAGCTTCCACCATCTTTTGACCGATAGTGGAGAACACGGGAGTGAGACTCTCGCCGATGCTCTTTCCGAAGTTCCATACAGCGTCCGCAGCATTTTGGAACCATCCGGCAAGATCGTCCAGCGCACCTTCCCACAGCACAAGGTTCAAGATGTTGTTGATCCAATCGCCACTGGCGACGTAGTCCTTCATCTGCTCGAAATAAGTGCCAATCGGGTCTTTGCTCTCGAATACCTTACTCCATCGATCCAAACCCTTCGGTAGAATGTCAGTGGCAATGCTCCTCAGACCATCAGCTATGGCGAGCACGATGCCTACCGGCCCGAACGCCTTTCCGATCTTGCTTACGAACTTGCCCAGCTTGCCGACTCCTGCGGCACCGACGAACGCGTCGCCCAGCTTGCTGACACCTCCGGCAGCTTTACCAGCGGGAGAAATGATGTTCTTGATCGCCCCAGCTACTTTGGAGATCGGAGTGAAGATGGTCTGAAACAGTTTGAGCACAGGGGAGAGGACTTTGCCGAGAATCTTCAACGCTCCGCTAACGCCCTTGAACGCCAACATCACGCCGAGCACGTAGCCTAGACCGGAGTCCATGTTGTCGAACAGTCCCTTGAACATGTCGCCTACGATAGGCAGGTTTTCAAGGAAGTCCTTCAAGCCTGGGACAGCGTTGAGGATCGAGGTTATCGCCCCTGTGATCACGTCGCTAGCATTAGTGAAGCCCTCAGCGAATGCGTCTAGGAAGTCAACCCAATCCCAGCTTTCGTCAAACGCTTGCCCTACACGCCTGATAGCGTCCACCACTTGTGCCGTGTCGCGCTTTACCGTTTTCCACATCTTAGACGTTGCGCGCATGAACGCGTCGAACGTGCCAGGGTCGAAGATATCGTCTATCTTCTTTTTGAGAAGGTCGAGCGTCTTAGCGGCATCGCCAAGAAGGACATCGGTAAGCTGATCTTCCCACGGATAGGGATCGAGCATAGGAATGTCGATTCCGCCGCCTCCACCGGGCGCACCACCTCCGCCGCCTCCGCCTCCACCACCAGCAGTAGGCGTGTCAGGGAGAATGTGAAGTTCATCGAACGGAAGGGTGAAATCAGTGATTTCTTTCAGCTTGGAAGCGGTATCTTGGGCGGCATCGCCCACGTTTCCTAAGTCATCTTCCATTTCGTCAGCACCAACATCCACCCTACCGAAAGAACCGTTGAGGTTGGACAGATAGCTGTTCCATTGATCTTGGGACTCAGTGTACCAGCTTCCTAGCTTCTTGCCAAGGAATGAGGCAAGAACAGCCGCAGCACGTTGGATAGCTTGAGCAAGCATGATGAACAGCGGGATGAGCTTGGTAACCACGGGGAATACCGCAGCACCGAGCATACGTCCTGCCACACTCGCCTGTGCACCGAGGATACGGAACATGTTGGCGGGTTGCAGAGCAGAACGGGCAAGGTCGCCCTGAGCCGTCGTGGTATGCTCCATGAGCATGTTGTACATGACGATCATCTTATTGGCACGGTCAAGTTCGTTATACGTGCTGTTGATGCCGTTGGATAACAACCATTGGTCGGCTGCTGTACGGCTAATATCGATACCGTAAGACTTCACGGCGGTGGAGATACCGGAAATACCGGATTGGAGCTTAGATGCCGTCTCGTCGAACGGCTTGTCCCACAAGGACGAAAGGTCGTACGTAAGCTGGGTCATGCCCTGCGACAGCTTCATGACCTTATCGGTCGCCATGCCCGCAGAGTTCGCCATTTCGTAGAACGTCGCGTACGTACGCTTCATTTGCGTGGGATCGAGCATCATAGCCTTAGCCATGCGCTCTACTTCTTCGGCAGCAGCAGCTACAGCAGGAGTCACGGCAACACTGTCCCCGGTGAGATTGCCGAACAGGTCTTTACCTTGGATGGTGGCTGTCTTTTCGGCTTCTGCCACATCACTCAAAGAAGATGCAAGTGTAGTGTAGAACAAGTGGTTCGCTTCGGCATAGTCGGAAGCCATATCGAACCACTTCTTAGTGCCCAAGCCGAGCGTACCGACAACCATAGCCACGGCAGCGATCGCCGCGCGGGTGCGGAAGAAGTTCCAACTTGCCGACTTAGCGCTTTTGCTCGAAGCATCCAAAGACGCTTTGAGCTTTGAGAACAGAGGCGTAGCCGTTTTAGCTGCCGCTCCTGCCTTGGAGGTCGCCGTCTGCACCGCACGCATGGAGCTTTGCAGGTTAGCCGTGCCCCCTGTATCAATGCTGCCAAGAGAAGCATTGATCTTACCCGATCCGTTCACTTTGTTCATGGAACTTAGCGCTGAGGACAGGCCACGGGCGTTTTGCTTGATGCTCTTAATCTTAGCATCAATGCTTTCAAGGGTCTTGGCTGCTGCTTCACCGCCTTTGACGGTTACGTCAACTAAGACCTCTTGCTTGATCTGTTGTGCCATATGTTTCTCCTGAGCATAGAAAAAGCCGCACTACTAGCGTGCGGCTTCTTCAATAGTTTTACCCATGTTGTGAACCGCAGCAAGGAAGTTAGCTTCAAATTTACGTGCTTCACGCTCGCGCTTCTTTGCCTTGGCATTTTCATCGATCTCCGTAATGTATACGGGTTGATCGGGGTACTTGGCTTTGGGCTTACCTTTCGTACCAAATGCAGCGCTCATGATGTGGCCGACAGCTGCATCCACGTAAGAACCGATCATCCATGCAAGGGTGTCTTGTTCGGCAAAGTCAGCTTTAGTCTGGCGCTTGTAGAGTTTAGCATAAGCTAGAAATATTTCAGGCTCGGAATTCCAATACTGCTCGTACGTCATTCCTATGCTCATTGCTAGCGTGCATTCCTCTGTGAACACATCTTCTATGGTAGTAGCTTGTTGAGTGTCATCGTCATCTTCGTCAGGAGCCACAGACTTCTCATCACTCAATATTTCCGTTACTCTGTGGCTATATTGAAAACCGCAGCATAATCCTCCATCAGAGTACCGATCAAATCCTCGTAGCTCTCAGGACAGCTCGGGTCATCCAGATAATCGTCAAGCAGCGCATCGCACTTCTTCATCGCCATCGGATGTTCGGCGTAGAGGGACGCGTACCACAGGTAATACAGGGCTTCCATCGGCTTGTCGCCGATCTCACCCATGTTCATACCGGCACGCTCGGCAGCACGAATGCCACCACGCGTCATACGGAAATTATACTTCTGACCATTGATTTCACGTTGCATTGATTCTCCCCACTTTCATGTGTCGTGTTGTACTACTTACCAGTCGAAGGGGTTACGGGGCCGGTGACCTTGGTGATCGTGGATTCCACAGAGGTGTAGAACGTGGAGGTGACAACAGCGTCAACCTCAGTCTCACCAGGAGTAACGTTCACACCGGAACCGAAGTACCAGTAGTGGCAGCTCAGGGGAGCCGGGAATTCGACGGCAAACGCCATCTTAGCCGGACTCTTAGGCACCGTGGAAGCGGCATCCGTAGCCGTGAGCATTTCCGGGGTCATGTTGACCGTGTAGCCAAGCGCACCGCCGGGGTCTTTCAGACCGGGAATATATTGCTTCTGCACAGTCTCGGAAAGAGGCGTGCAATCGAGCATGTTCGGTTCGCCACCGAGCGCCGGAATAGCCGTCACATCGGGGATTTCCGTCCAAGTGGCGGGCTTAGCATTGCCGTCTGTGGACTGACCGTAGTACAGCTTAATACCAGCAGAACTTTGGGCCATCGCTGTTCTCCTATACTATTCGATAGGTATAGCCGAACTGGTCAATAGCGCAGCTATACCTCATGATTCTACGTGCAGTATCAGTTGCGTACGATTCGTCATCTGCGACGCTATCACGATTCATTTTGTACTGTTTGTACATCACAGCGTCGATCTGTTGCGCAATGTCATCGCTTACATCAACTCGCCCAACTACCTTGCCAGTAGCGTCCACCGTGTCTTGTGTGTAAATCTCGATTTGAAAAGACAGGAGCGACACAAGTTCTTTGTTCGCATCCCTGATGCTCGTCATATCGTTGATCTGTCGCACCACGATACGCGGGAACACTTTGGTTGAAGCATTGAAACTTCGCACCACGCTCACAGGGTAACCATAATCATGATTTTCTAGCAGCGTCTTGATTTCTCCTGCAATTAGATTCATAATAGTGATTCTACCTGTTTCTTTGTTGCGTCTATCATACCGCCGTGGAATTGTCCACCATGGTATGCCAGCTGCGTGTTCAAGAAAGGAGCATACGGTTCCCAACCTTTGGTTACGATTGGCTTACCGTCGCTAGTGCTAAATTCCTCCATCGGAAGCGTCCAGTACATCCCCAGACTGTGCCCGTTGGGCCTAGGCGCGTAACCCGCGTCCATCATCTGAGGTGTGTTCTGATAGCGGCCCACAGCGGGTGAGCCGGTACCGAACTCGATATAGAAAATTTGCTTGCCCGTCCAAGTGATCGTAGCGGTTTGCTTTGCTACGCTCGTAGAAACGTAACCCAAATCGTTGCCAGCACCCTTAGCGTAATTATCCCCCAATTGAGGGAGGTTGTCACGCAGTTTGTCGGCGAAGTCATCGGCAAGAGATTTCGCAATGCCGTTACGACGATTCATGTTCGTTTCCAGGTTTCTCAACTTCTTTGCGAAGTTGCCGAGATCAGACATTCGAATCTTCTTCTACCGTGAGGGATTTGAGAAGAACCCTCGTGACGTTAGGGAACGGAACAACGCCTTTGACGAAGAAATCCGCTGACTTAGCCAGAGGATCAGCCGTCGTAGGCGGTTCGACGTTCACATATACCTTGTCCAGAGCTTTGATGGAACGCAGGTACTCGGGGTCGCCAAGTACCTGCATATATTCAAGATAGCTAGTGCCGACCGTAACCAAATCGGCACTAGCCGAAGTGGGGAGCACATTGTAGCAATTGACTTGATACTCTATTGGTTCTCCGAAAACGCTAACACCGTCATCGTTCACCGAGCGGGGACAGACATAGATCGTTCGCTTCAAGTTATCTGCGAAGAACATATGCTATCCTAACTCACAGGTGGTTTGACGAATGCTGCGATAGAGGGCTTCGGCGTAATCCGTCGAAGCATTGAATTCGGAAAGGTGCCGCGCTCATAGACGCGGCTGATACCGTTCTCCGTGAAGCTCGTAACACCATCTACGCCGCGTTTTTCATACAGATACACGCCCATTTCAATTGCGAGGCCTTGATACTTAGGTTCAATGTCCTCAGAATCGTCTTGTTGACGAATATCCTTGATGGTGTACTCTGCATCATCGGCGGCTATTCCGATCAACACGGTCTGCTGCTCGGTTGGGGCATCGATCCCCAACCAAGACAGCATTCCGCTTATGGTCTTTTCGGATGCCACTTAAACCTAGGCTACTTGCTCGCCTTGGTACCTTCGCCGCCACCAGAAGCGGGCATGTTCACGATGTAGCGTTGCGGCGGCGTGAACTTGGCCGTGGTCGTGGAGATACCGGTGATCTTCGCGTGCAGGAACTCCGGACCGTGATCGAGGCCCCATTGGCCGTAGATCATGCCGTGGTCGCTAGCACCGTTCTTAGCCAGCGGCTCGAAGAAGAAGTTGCCCTTACCAGGCGTGGGTTGCAGAGCGTTGCCCAGAACAGGCATGCAAGCCATGACAGCCGTGCCGTTGGGCATGAAGCGGTGGCCCAGGAAGCGAATCGGGCCGAACGGCGTGATGATACGCGTCACGTTCACGCCAGCCTCGGTCGTATCGATTTTCAGGCCCTCGTCTGCAACGACCTTTTGGAGCTGCTTGTACTGCTCGAAAGACAGCACGAACAGATAATTCTCCATGCCGTACGGCGTGCCGTTCTTGATGAGCTGCTGCGCCGTATCGTAGATCATTTCAAAGTTCAGCTCTTCGCCACCGGCGGCGATGTTGTTCGTCACACAGGCTTCGAGCAGACCACGGGTGGAGTCGGCTTTGGTAGCCGCACCCTTGGAGTCGTTGAACTTGCCGTTGATGATGCAGTTCTCAATGTCCATACGGATAGCGTCCAGGGAGTTAGCGATCTGGAAGGAAAGCTCATTGGGAACGTTGTTGGTGTTGCCGACCAGAGGCGGCTGTTGTGCAGCCGGGGTCTTGTAGTTGGTCAGGTCAGCACCGTTGGAGAGCTTACGGTAGGAAATTTGCACGGAGCGTTGGAAAATCTGCGTCACGTTGAACGCGTTCTCACGCTCCCAATACTCCGGGGCGGGAGCCGTCAGGGACGCTTGCTCGGTAATGCCAGCAGCCGGGGCAGTGGGATCGGGATAACCGGTGTCAAACGTCGCACCCGTGATAAACTCACGGGAGGTTTGCATCGTAGACCGAATGCTGTTGAACAGCGGGGTCTCAATGCGAGTCTTGTTGAACAGCAGACCGGTAAGGTTAACCGGGCTGTTGACCATCATAATGCCAGAAGTAGCTGCCATTATTCCTTACTCCTTTACGAAACTATTAAAGCCCCGTATTATCCCCCATAGCCGCATCGAGGAGAACTTGGATACCGCTAGCTTGCGCGAAGCGAGGATCGAGGTTCTGATCTTGCAGGATATTGGAGACAACAGCGTCGGGGTCTTGCGGCTTGATTGCACCGCCCACACTCGCCGGAGGAGTAACATTGGAAGCCAGGGCTTCCTTCTGCTTCTGCAAGGCCGCTTCAACGGCTGCTTGCTGCGTAGCCACGAAGGTGTTAAGATGGGCATCGATGCTGGCCGCATCGGCACCTGCAACGATAAGCGGAACGAGCTGTTCGACAGCGTTCTTGTCCAAACCGGCATCAAGCAGCTTAGACTGCGCCTTGATTTCCAGTTGAGTGCGCTCGAAAGCCTTTTTCTGCTCTTCGAGCTGCTGGGACAGAGCTTGAATCTTCTGTTCCTCGGTCATCGTAGCCTGAGCTTGCGCGTCGGCGATGGCCTGTTGCATCTTAGCTTCGTAGTCTTTTTGCATCTTCTCGCTGAGTTCAGCGGAAACCTGCTCCGTGACCTTCTTGGTCGTGGTCTGCACGGCAGAGGTGACACGGCGGTCGATCTCAGCCTGGATAGCTGAGCGCTGATCCTCGGGAAATTCCTCAAGATTGAGTTCGGGCATTTGTGCTCCTTTTGGTTTCGCTCACAAGTTTGCTAGTTCGTAGCACCCTTGGGTGCGCCCCCAGTCGGTTTAGGATTATTTTGCGCCGGTTTGGCGCTGGATTGTTGAGTAGTCTGCCCAGTGGGAGGTTTGTTGTTCATAAAGAGTTGCTGCGCTTCGGCAGTTTCCTTTAGTTTCTTCTGAGCATATTCCTCTCCACGCATTATAACATCACTTACGTTATTTGTCAAATCGGCAAATTCCAGAGCGTCCTCGGGAGCGATGGGAGCAGATGCGCCCACCATGGTGGAGTACGCCTGTGCCTTAGCTTGGAGGTTGGCTTGCTTGGTACGCGAGAACTTGATCTCAATGTCCTCGGGTTTGACTTCCTTGCTGATTTCGTTGAACGTTTGCATGATGTAGATGCACGTTGCGAGAGCCTTGCGGTCGGCATCGATGAAGAACTGCTCCTTCGAACCGGCCACGAGGTCAATGTCTTGCCAGCCGTCGCGCAGGAACACGGCATCGCCGGTATCTGCGCCACCGCCACCGCGTTGCTTGCGATCGGGCACGCCTACGATGGTTCGCATGGTGGCTTCGAGCCAGTCACGGAGGGATTCGACGTTCTCGTTATCGACCTGTTCCGCGATGTACTTGACAACCACCTGAACACCAGGAGGAACATCCGGGATGTTCAGCATCTTCTCCTGTTCGAGCGTTTCAAGCGTCTCAGGCGTAAGATCGAAGCCCTGAGCGAGCAGGATCGAGTTGACGAACTGCTCAATGTCGTTCATGGAGTCGCTGGTGAGCTTGTCGAGCGAATCCATGATGGAAAGCTCGCTCTCCCAGTCGCCCATGGCGTTCATGGAGTTCTGGTACTCGATGATCGGGAAGTTGCCGCCCAAACTAGCGTCGCTTTCCTCGATCAGTTGCATATCCGTATAGGTCATAGCACCAACGAGGCCCGGAGACTCGAAAACGTACTTCTTGTTGCGTGTATAGATCGTGTAGATCGTCTTCGACTCTTGCGTAAATGGGTGCGGAGGAGTACTGTAGTAAGTACCGCAATAAAGCTGCCCGATTGCACGGTCCGGCGACCAAACGACGAAGGATTCACGGGGGTCGAGGCTCACAATGGACAGGTGCGTCCCGTTATGAGCGTCTTTCTCGGTGAAAATGCCGCGATAGCCCAATCCGCACACCGACATGTTCATGGCGATGTTGTAATCGACCAGGTTCTTGCTCTCGGAGTCGAAAGCGTACTGCAAACTCTCCGCATCTTCGCGGAATTTCGAATCACGTTGCACGTATTGGATGGGTTTGCCCAAAAAATACGATACAATGTCTCGTGAGAACGATTTCGCGTAGTTCATCACGATTTTGTTGTTAATGTCAGTGCGGTTTTCCTTGACGCGATCGTGAATCTTGGGGTGATAACCGGCGTAGTAATCGAAAAGATACTGCTCTTCCATCGCATTGAAGAAATGGAAGGGAATCACCCACTGAATCAAATCCTCTCGGAGAAGTTCAGCTGCGTCAGGCCCGTCGAGCTGTTCTTGCGTAAGATAGGTGTACAGACGTTGCCGTCCTGTGAACCTAAATTGCGGAATAAAAGGAAGTGCCATATCTGTCCTTAGATTGAGGCCTTAATTTGCTTGCTTTCCCCACTCAGAGTAAGCACGGGAGATTTAGTGCAGACAGGAGGGTATGCTTTGGCTACGGCATATCCACCACGTTCAAGGCAGGAACCGGTAACGACGAACATCTGCTCTCGTTCGATGATTCCATTGCACTTGGAGTTCCATTCGTTGATGACCTTCGGCTTGATAACCGGGTCATGCTGGTGCCCTTGGATGTAAATGTCAGCGACCACGATCTCGCTCAAACGCATGAGACTGTTGACCTTGCCACCGGCGCTTCGTCCACCGCCGACACCGTGCGTAACGTAGATGGTGTAGTTGATCATAGGACGCTTGTCGACAGGCTTCGACTTGTCCCAGCAACCGAGCTTCACCGTGACGTACGCCTCTCCGCTGGAATACCTCACTCCCTTGCTCTGGCAGACGTATTTCACAGGGTCGATGCCCACCGACTTCCACACTCGCTGATCGTGGTTGCCGTCGATGCATACCAGAATCTTCTCCGGGGTAATGTCATCGATGAACTTAGCGAACAGCTCCACGCATTCGTCAAGCGTGAACTCTTCTGAGTATACATCGCTGATGCTGGAAGTCAAGGCAGCATTGAAAATGTCGCCGTCAATAGTAATGAAACGGTTTGCAGCGCCAGAAGCCCAATCCACAATATCAGATAGGACTTTGGGAGCGTGGTTAGCATCCCCGATGTGAAAGTCACCTACGCACATCACTTCCATGGTAGTCAGTTCAGGGTATTGAAGCACAAACGGCTTGATAGTCAAACCAATCTCCTTATAAAAATCGACGAGCGATAACCCTGATCTTGGCCCGGGTATTCGTCCTCATGATCGAGGCCACACCAGCGCAACTATCAGGTGCGTCATCGTGCTCGTTGCTACCTTCGGCAGAATATGTTATGAGGTTCTGTATGAAGTCTCGGTACATGCCGTCGGTAGGATAGTCATCTGACTTCCTGAATCCGAAAGTCTTGATGGCTGGTGAGTGTTGGATGATACGGGCTTCCTTGGAAACCCTGGTTCCAGCTCGCTGCGTGGTTACGTAACAAGGAATTCCTTGGTCTTTGCAGATACGCTTAATGTCCTCGGCGTAAAAGTCGCCGCCGTTGTTCGCTTCGAACACAGCTCGCATAACTCCCCATTGTGCGATCTTGCCTACGACCGCTGGTTGCGTGCGCTCATACGAACCTCGCATGAACACAACATCCAGCACAAGCGGCGGGTCGGTTCCCCATTGTGCCATGATAGGCATGGACAGGTAGTCTGAACCGCCGAACGCAACGTCGCAGAAAGCGAATATGTCATCAGGTGCATTGTGGTGTAGATCAATATCGTCAATCGAGTATCGACGCAGCGTGTCCACAGGGAACAGAAGCCCTTCGGCCTCGATAGGACGCTGCATGTACAGCGCGTTCCAAGCGATGGTGTTCTGCGTCAAACGCAGGTCGTGGTACATCGCCGTGGAAAATCCTACGCCGTATCCGTAGTCGAAATTCGATTCGTCGTTCTCATCGAGAGCAGGAAGCGATATGATCTTGCAACGAGACTTCTCGCCGTAGATCGCCGTCAGCTTTCCGATAGGATCGTTGAGCGACCAACGCGTTCCGATGTGCAGCTCCTTGCATCCGTCCTTTTTACGGGAACGAGCATTGGAGTTGTACAGCTCCCACAGTTTTTCAAGCCGCAGAGGCGACATGGCCGTTTCTGCGCCCTCAACTAAGTCATCGCAGTAAAGTAGTCGCTCGCAACGGGTACGACCCGTCAGAGAGCCTCCTACGGACGCACAGGTGAGAGAAGAGAACGGCTTTTTAACGTCTGCCTGGTTGTTGGAAAAATCGTATTCCAATTCCTTGGCAGAAGTGTATATTCTAGTCAGCTTGGGGAAAATCTTATGATATGTGTAATCGAGACTTTCATCAATAGAGCCTACACGACTGAAAAACGATTTGGCCATAGGCGTTGAATAGCCGACAGCAAGGTTACATTTGTCAGGCTCGCGCCCGATCACCCACATCAAGTAGAACAGACCCAATGTAGACTTTCCTGTACCTGGCGGCATGGAAAGCATCATCATATCGTATTTGTCCTTGACGATCATATCAGACATGTCATCAGTGATAGGTCTGAGTATTGACAGTCGCGGTTGGTAGAAACGCTCGGACGGGTCGCGTTCCCATTCAAGCGCCATGAGAAACGAATGAAAGTCATTGGGCGCAAGCGTGACATACGCGTCGAACATCTTTTGAAGAACGTCTTCCTTCTGCTCTAGCGTAGCACCCTGCTCACGCAAGAAAATCGTCGCCTGCTCGTTAAAGTCACAGGCGACGATCTCTGCGTTCGCATTATCCCCAGCCAACAGCCAAGCCGACCGCAGCGCATCCAACATCACTAGTTTATCATAGTGACCCTCAGAGAGCGAGATACTTTTCTGCAAAATGTCGATTTGGCTTTTCAGCTGGTCGTTCATGTTAAACCCTTACAGGATACGCGTAGAACGCGCTGATGACCCCGCCGTTACCGGCGTAATCGTCGCCGTATGCGTCTTGAATGTCATCTTCCATTTCAGCGAAGAAATCACCGCCGACGTTCGCCACGGCGTACCGGATTCGAATCCAACCGGTCTTGTTCGGATCGGGGGTATCGTAATAGCACCGAACTCCTGTGATATCAGACCCGTCACCGGCACAGCCGTTTTCAAGGTCGTTAACGTCGTATCGATAGACACGGGGGAGCCAACCGTTGGCCTTGGTGCGAACCTGGTACCAACCAGGGAAATCCATAGCCAGGTATTGGATAGGCTTGCCGTTACCAGCATAAGTGTCGGACGAACCGCCGGTGTCATGACGGTCGATCATTTCCGGAAGCCAGCCTCCGTCAGCGTACACGCGGTACTTGATCTGAGGCATGTCCAGAGTGGGAAGCGAAGGATTCGGCGTAGGTGCCGGAACACCGTCGTACACAGGGCGGTAGAACGCCGTGAAGTAGCTGGTGTAGTTGTAGCGGATGCGACGAGCGCACAGGCCGCCAGCAGCTCCGTCGGTGTTGCCCTCGATGGTGCCGAAGTAACCGGAGCCGGCAATGTCGCTCCATTCGATCAGACCGATGTGATCGGCCCAACCGGTGTCGGAACGACCGTCCCAGTTGAACATCACGTAGTCTCCGGGACGAGCATCCTCGTCGGCCACGCGCACGAGCTGATTACAGATACCCGACACGCTGGCCGAGTAACTGTACCCAAGCCCGCCTACCTGATCTGCGACCCAGGACTGGAACGCAGCGCACCAGGGATAAACTCCAGCATCGTAGCAGGGATGGCCCCAGTACCATTGGTTGAACTTGTTGTTGGTGCCGCTGATACCGATCTGGGATGCAGCGACTTCGATGACCTGTTGAGGTGTAGCCATTAAGCATCGCCTCCGAACTTAACATCGACAGGCTTGCCGTCCACGCTCAGTTCGAGCGGCTTGTTGTCTTGGGACGGCTGAACGCCGTCCGCTTCACGAGCCGAGTTATCCGTTTCGCGGATGATTTTCAGCTCAGCATCTTGCATAGGGGTATTGTCTGCCATATCGCTCCTTCCTATGCGTCTTTTCGAGGTTCCTCGTAATTCATCGCCTGATTGCTATCCTTAACGCCGTTCGTCGTGGGATCGACCACGATGCCGAGAATCACGAGGATGTTGACCGCGAGACCGGCCCACTCGATGATCGCCTCGGACGAAATAGCAGGAACGAATCCGAACAGAGCAAAACCTTGATAGACGAATGCGACCACCGCAGCGATGAGAGCAACGAGGGTTGTCTTGTTCTTGAATCGCAGAATCCAGTTCATATTTACTCCGTAATCTCGGTAAGCGTCAGCTTGTACGTCTTGTTCGGGGTGAGCATCGTCGGGCCACCGTCAGACGTATCAAACGACGCGCTGATCAGAAACGCCGGAGGAACGTCGGCCATGGGATCGTCGCCAGCCTCGGCAAGAGCGGCCTTGCGCTCGGGGCTTTCGTATTCCAGCTTGTAAGACTCTCCGTAAGCCATCGTCCCGTTGACGCTATAGCTCATCTTCATAGCGTCCATGATCTTAATCTCGCCCTCAAAGGCGAGGGGTTCCGCTTCAGCAACCATGCAATATCTCCTTTTCGATATTGATTTTTCAGAAACTTATTGCTATTATACTTTGTTTATGGTAAAATGTCAAGTGAAGAAAGGAGAACTATGTCCAATAAAGTACAAATGATCGATGACGAACGTCTCGGTCACCTGCTTGATCTTGTTTACGATGCGGCGCTTATCTGTCCGCCTCCATTCGATTATAACAGCACCATGTACGAAGGACGCGAATGCCCTGATTGCGATTGCCGCGCATGCTGGCGCGCATATCTCGAATGCGATCAGGAAATCGGGAACGCCATCGTAAAGCTCATGGAATACGGTGAGCATTATCGAGGCCATCACCTTGACGAACTTAGCATATAAAAGAAAAGACCCCATAACGGGGTCTTTTTTTTTAGGTATGCTTAACGCGGTCTTTCAGCTCAGCCCGCTTTGCATCGTTCCATCGGTCTGTAGAGCCCACAAGGTAGCCTGTAATTCGGCGGATACGTTCAAAACCAACGCCCTTGCCGTACTTCTCTTCAACGCTCTTACTCATCGATGACCTCCGCATTCACAGCCTCAGGCTCTACCTTGGCTTCCGGCTTCGGCTGCTCCTCCATGAGCTTCTGCTGAACGCTCATAGGAACCATGGCGAACACGATAGGCTCTGCCTTATTGTACTTGAGCACAGGAGAAACATCGCCGGGCGTGTTTCGTGCCGTCAGCTCTACGTGAACCTCGATAGAGTTGTTATCGGCGGCATGGATCAGACCGTCGAAGGTGGTAGTCTTCTTGTCGGAATCCACATCATGATGAAAACCGGTCAGGCTCATATTGCCGTTGATCATTTCAAGCATATATCGCTCCTTTTCATTGATACTGCCAACGATATCCATATGCAGAAGGTATTTCCCCTCGTACACATTTTCCCACATTGCCACTTCCGCGTGATTTTGTAAAATTCATATTAGCGGATTGCACACTAGGAAAATAAATTTTACTTCCGTCGTGGATATTCGTTCCTACTACTGAATGGCCTGCTGTGCTCTGTATTCTAGCGTTTCTAGTTCCATGATTGTTGTTATCATGTTGGCTCATCCATTCTAAATTTTCAACTTTGTTGTTGCTCTTGTTTTCATCTTTGTGATTAACTGTAGCTAATCCGTCAGGATTAGGAATAAATGCTTGAGCCACAAGTCTATGCACCTTTATTCTTTTTGCAGTGCCATTCTTATGAAGTGTAACAGTCAAATATCCATTATGAACTTTAGTTTGCTTTTTGATTGTGCCGTGTCTGACGTTAGACTTAATTCGTCCTAAATTACTCACTTCGTATGAAGATTCGTAACCTTTAATGGGTACCCATCGTTCGTCTAAGATCATCTATCATGCTCCTATATTCTTCTGGCACAGCTTCAAATTCTTTACGATGACACTTAGGACATTCATCATAAATCACACCCTGATAATTGCAAATCGGACAGCGATCCACAGGATGATTGATAGCACCATACCCAATGCCGCAATCATGCATGTGCCGAACAATCGTCTCGAACGCTGAGAGGTTGCTCGTTGTGTCTCCATCCAGCTCAACATACGTAATATGTCCGGCGTTGCATAGGGAATGAAACGGTGCTTCCTTCTCAATCTTCTCGGCAACTCCGATGTTGTAATAAACGGGGACATGGAAGGAGTTGGTGTAGTAGTCTTTGTCCGTGACACCTGGAATCTCACCGAACTTTTCCTTATCCTTCCCAACGAATTTACCACTTAACCCCTCAGCTGGCGTTGCAAGCAAAGAGAAATTAAGTCTATGTTCCTCAGATTCTCGATCGCAGAAGTCGCGCATAAATCTAACTGTGTCGAAAGCGTGTTTCCACACTGCATCAGACTCTCCGTGATGCTGTCCGAAGATGCAGAACATCGCCTCGGCGAGTCCGATGAATCCGATTGAGAGCGTTCCATGCACGAGAGCGCTTTCGATTTCGTCATCCCATTCAAGGTCACCCGAGTCAAGGTACACCCCGTTCCCCATCAAGAACGGATAGTTGTAAACGTGCCTGTGCTTCTGAATCTCGAATCGGTGCAACAGCTGATCGCGTGCAATCGTGCAAGCATCATACACGTTCTTCAAGAAAATGTCAAACGATCCCTTGCTTTCGAGCGCGCAACGCACCAGGTTCACGGAGGTGAAGCTGAGGTTGCCCCTTCCGCTTGTGGTCTCAGGCCCGTTGACGTTGGCCATGACGCGCGTACGGCAGTTGTGACTGTTGATCCCGGACAAGTCGAAGCGGTCGCTTTCAGTTTCCAGATCGTAACTCTTCTTCCCTCGCTCTCCGATGAACTCGATCGAAACGACCTGGGCATACTTCGCGTTCTTCGGTTTAGATCGAGCTGCACCCATCTTAACCTGTTTCTTCGCGCTAGTCAACATGAGGTCATCAGGCGCTTGCGCTTCAACGCGATAGCGAATCTTATCGCCATTACCGTAGAAGTTCTCGTACAGCTTCGCCGGTACGCCGAGCGACCGCAGCAACTCTAACTGCTGCAACGCCAAAGTCTTGTTGGTCGAGCCTATCTGAATCGTACAACCCTTCCCGGTGTTGATGTAGCCGTCAGCATCTATGATCCCAGCCAACAACTCCAACCTATCGTGCCGGTTCCAAGCAAGGAAGTCACAGGGCAACGATCGGTCCATCTTACGCACTCCACCGAACAGATCAGTTAAGAGCTGCTTGCTCAATCCAGACCCACGCTTGATGTGAACCTCTAAATAGTTGCCCTTCTCACCTCGATGCTGCTCTTTGAAACGGACGTTGCGTTCACCGCAGACAGCCTTGATGCGAGTTGCAATGTCGTATTCGTCCAAACCAAGAGAAACCATCATGTTACCGTCGTACGAACTATCGCAAACGAGAACGCCAAGCAGCCAAGGATCGTACAACGAGGTCTTGCGTTCACCGTCAATCACGGGAGTGTCGGCAATAGGTACTTTATCCCCAACAACCATGTCCTCCACGAAAACTCGTCCACGTTGCGTCGGCAACGGGTGGTCGCCAGTCAAAGTAAGTGAGCGTCCGTTAGAGAACTTCACATGAAACCAGTTTCCTCGTTCCGGGTTCTCGATCCACGTCAAAACCTTCACGAATCTTCCAGCATTGGAATCCCAAACCGAAACGTCTTCACGTTCAGCGTACTTCTTGACAGCCGCACCGATCCCCATTACATTAACGGAATCGCCGTCTTTCACGGTGATTGTCTCGCGTGCGTCAGCACACCCCATGTAGGCCACCTCGGTGTCCGGGTCGATGTGCCCGTCCTCGTCTCGTTTGAGATACTGCGCGTTGTACGGCGAGTCCATGAACGAGAAGTTCGGGAACAAGCGCTCGGCGCTCACTCGCATAGCCAGTTGGAACAGGTCGTAGTTCGGGTCCTCGGGGTTGTAGTTCACACCTTCCTTGATCTTGAAGATTTGAACCGGGAAGATAGGCGTTTCCCCGTTTCCCATACCCTGATGCGTGGCTTTGAGCAAACTGTGTATGACCTGCCGTCCCCACCTCGACGTGTCCGTGCCGTAGTTCAAGGTGGAGAACGGCACCTGTGCCCCAGCGCGTGAATGCATGGTGTTCAGGTTGTGGACCAGCGCCTCCATGGCCTGGTCTGTCTGCTCCACGGTCTTGTTCCACGCGAACTCGGGTACCCGCGAATACTGGTCGGGCTTGCCTCCGAACGCTGACACCAAGCGGTTAAGCTCAGCCACGTTCTTCTCGTAGGTCATCTTCACGTACGGTGCCAGATAATAATCGAACGCCGGAACAGACTGACCGCCGAACATGTCGTTCTGGTTGGACTGTATGGCGATGCAAGCCAAAGCAGCCGCCGTGCCTATCGACTTGGGAGGCCTGATGTGCCCGTGTCCCGTGTTGAAGCCGTGCTCGAACAGCTGGCTCAGGTCGATCTGGCAGCACGTCATGGTCAACCCGTAGAAGTCTTTATCATGTATCCATATAAGGTTATCGTCCACAGCCTCTTTCACGTACTGCGGGATTATCGTGTCATCGACCCACAGGCGAGCGACCTCGGAACCGTACGTCAGCATAGCCCCCATAGGGCTGTCTGTGTTGACATTAGCATTTGATCGTTTCATATCGGAATCTTCCGATTGAACAAATGTTGCTGTATCTAGAATGTTGTAAACATCCTCAATTGTATGCATGTTCCTCCTTCGCGAACTTCCATTGACAACCGAACGCTGCTGCCAATCTTCCGTGTAGTACCGCACTGATAGAAGTGTACGATCCGTTAAAATAATTTCCAGCTTCTTTAAGCGAATCAAACTTCATTTCCCGTCCATCTGGAAAAACAGCGATCACTTCTTTTTTCCGTTTTTCCGTTCGACGTTCAATACATGTTCCGTACATCATATTATCATAACGACTTAGCCATTCAAGATTATCTACGCGATTATCTTCTCTAACCTCGTTTTTATGATTAACTGTATCTAAATTATCCGGATTAGGGATAAACGCTTCGGCCACCAGACGATGCACCAGACTAGTTTTCCTACTTCCATTTCGACACAACGTAACTGTAAGATAACCTCGTTTGTCAGGATGTTGTGTCAACACCTTGCCTTTAGGATGCATTGTACCAAATCGCTCATGATTTGTTTCACGGGGGAGACTTCGTACAATCCCCGTGTCGCTTACTTCATACCATCCTTCATAACCCACCACTGGTTTCCACTCCATATTACCCCTTCCCTTAAAAAGTATTTTTCATATTATATACCAAAAGATACTTCTTGTCAAGGAAAGACAGCAAGTGCCCCACAACGTATACGCCGCGGAGCACTTGTTTCCTGAGAAAAGGAGGACTGTTCACATTATACCATATCCAGTAACCAACGTCAACGCCTACCACCGGCTGTTTTCCTCAGATCGAGCAGCCACGCCCATTGCGTGTCGAAGCCGCGCAGCGTCTCCTCGATTGCATCGGCCAGCGCTCGAATCTCCCATTGCGCATGGGAATCCTGCCTGAGCGCCAGAAACGCGAAGAACTCCCGGAGGTTCATCGTCATGACGATGGTGGTCTTGCACGAGTTCGGCAGGACGTAGCGCGCATCCTCGGCGGGAACGCCGTCTTCGAGCATCTTGCGGTACGCCTCCCCGCAAGCCCGCATGGTACCCACATACTGCTCCAGCTGGTCGGTCAGGCGTATGGTGTCGGGGATGACGTACCAAGCGTCGCCCTCGGTGTCCAGCTTCACGTAGCGCTGCGATTCTTGGCAATAGCTGGCCATGCGGTGGCGCACCAGCTGATGGGTGAGCGCCCTCGACACCCCGCTGATCCTCACCGTGAACTTGGCGTGCTCGAACACGCTCATGTGGTTGGCCTCGTACGCGCGTTTCACGCGCAGCTCGCTTGCGTTGTCCTTCGCATAGCACGTGCCCATCGCCATGGAGATCAGGTCGATAGGGTTCGGGGTCAAATCCATTACGTCGATGTTCATAGTTCTCCTTTCCTTATGAATTGCATTATAGCATAAAAATACCCCCATGGTAAGCCACAGGGGTAAGAATTTCAATGGTGCCGCTGAAAGGAATCGAACCTAAAAATCTATAAAGTGCGGGTTTACAGCCCGAGCTGTCTCCATAGCAGCATACAGCGGCATGGCTTTCCGGGAGCGAATCGAACACTCATCGTCGGGGCCAAAACCCGATGTTCTACCGTTGAACTACCGGAAAATATCCGGAGGACTTTCACATGCGGCGGTCAGCGGATATATCACGCCCTCAGGACAGGCCGCCCCCCGCAAGCCTGTGACCGGTATCGTTTCTGCACACGGCAGATCGACTCGATTAAACTCCCACCAACCCCATCCACGCTGTATTGTAAGCCCCAGCGTCAGGGCAGGTTGTCACTGCTCCAAAACTCACTGCTCCAAAACAGCACGGCAAGCGCCTCATTCACCCGACGTTGCCCTCCGTTTGATCTCCTCCGGTATCAGGTCGATGACCTCCGCGATGGCCGCAGAGTCGCGCACATGCTGATCCGATACCGATTCATGACGCACCGTGGACGTTTCCACAGCGTCGAAATACGCCTTGTTCTGGTGCAGGTACACGGCGGGCGCAATGTCCCCGTCCACCGCCTTGCTTTCCAGAAACCCGCGCAGAGTCTCCTTGCACACCTCTAGCGCCGACGCTACGTCGGGCCTCGATGTGTGATACGCTTTCATGTGCTTGTTGAAATCGTCGATGTTCGTGCCGCACCAGACGGCGAACATACCTAAGCTCGGTGGTATGAAGAACGTCTCGCAATACTCCATGTACTGCGAGAACTCCTCGTAGACGGTCGCGGCCTCCGTGGGAAAGTCGGTCACCCGAGCCTTCTCGCTGATGGCGCCGAGCGCCTTCATCCTCAGCCCCTTGTCCTTGAACACCATGCTGAACTGCTGCGGGTTGGCCCGCAAGTCTTCCAGCGTGTCCCCGAACATCCTGGCGGCCTTCTCGCCGAGCAGGTGCTTGACGGTCTTGGCGGCATCGTTGCGCACCAGGCCGTCCGTCTCCATAGAATTCCCGATAGCGCTCACCACCTCGTCCTTGGCTCTCTTCTTGGTTGGCCCGCTCATGCGAGCAGGTTCGTATCTTATCATGTCCCTCCTGAAAAGTGATCGAGGAGACCCGAACTCGCGCTCGAATCTCCCCGCGCCAGAAGGAGGTGTATCACACGGCTGGTATCACCACGGAACGTCCTACATTATACCATACCCTCCCCGGCTTGTCAACGCCCCATCCGCTCTTCAAGCGATTTTCATCGTGCACCGTCATTATAGACCACAGGAGGTGCGTTTTCAAGGGAATTTTTCCCGCCGATTTTAGCTTGAATTCGAGGGGGTGGGTCAATAGCATGCGCGAAGGGGGGTAGGGTTGAGGGACATTGAGGGGATTCAAGGGAGGAGTTAAGGGGATTTAAAGGGATTTAAAGGGGATTCGTTTTATACTTGGAGTGATCGCGGCGTTGATATGCGGCACCCCGCCTTCGGCGAGGCAATAGGGGGAGGGTACCGTCCACCAACCCAAATCGGGGTATCATATCGCAAATGTCAATTATTTTTTTCCAATTTTCATAAAAAAAACAAAATGATGGAGGCCTGGCGTGCACCATATTTCTTTGCGAATTGCAATAAAAACAAATTCAAAAATACTTTCGAGGCGCAAAGCTATATAGATATCATACACACTTAACGATCGTATATGCCCATATATAGGGGCGCTGCTCTATAGGGGGTATACCCCATGGGGTACCACCGAAGGGGTACCACCGAAGGGGTACCACAGAAGGGGTACCATGCATTTTTCTCCATAAAGCCTGATAAAAGGGATAGTGCCCGTGACTTATGTGGGAATTGTGAAGATAGGGAAAAGTGGGGGTAAGGTGGTGTATCATAGTATCAGCGCTTAAAAGTAAAGAATACACGAGGAAAGCAGGCGGCTATGAAAGTCAACATGGACACATTTATCGAAGTATTGAGCCATGAAATGGCAACCAAAGACAATTATCGGAACAACCTCGATCATAACGCCGGTAGGTGGAATTACCACCCCATTCACAAGTGCATGATCGACGGGGTAATGGTGTACGGTTCCCCATGTTGCAAATCGGCGAACACTGATATTTCAGTGATTAAGCGCGTCTGCGGGCGAAACTAGGGGAGGCTATCATGTTGTATGGTGTTGTGACGAAAGATAATGGGTGGTACACGATACGAGTCGAAGACTTTCCGTATCGCAGGTATTTGTATTATAGCCGACGCGAAGCCATATCACGCTACCGCGCTGAATTTAATCTCAAGGGTAAGCATATACGCTTTAATCAGTAAGGGGTAATATCATGGATAAATTTGAGAATGCCGGTATCGATGTTGACGAGGCTGGTCCTCGCTACGAGAATCCGAGAATACAGGCGGCATATGAGTGGGCCTGTGAGTGGCTGTGCGACTGCGAGGCTGCGGCGCGCATATGCGATCAGTGCGACGCATACGGCAGCACGGTGGTTAGCGTGACGGCCGATGAGTGGTACTCCGATGATGAGTTGCGTGAGAATTATACGTGCCTCATTGGGGAGGACGTGGGGTTGTCGACATTTATTATCGAGCTGCTATAGGGAGGCTAACCATGTTACTGGAGCTTAAGGCAGTGCACAGCAATCAGAAGGGTTTTTACGGCAAGGCATGTGTTCACCAGGTCAACAGCTATATCATCGACCTTTACAGCTACAATACGCGGGTATGCACTGTGAATCGCGCTACCCGCACCATCACGCTACGCGAGCAATGGGACCACAGCAACACGACACTGCGGCACGTCCGCGAGTTTTTGGCACAGTGCTGCAATGAGCGGTTCGCCCACACTAGCAAAAGGCAGCTTATCGCGGCAGTCCGTTCGGGACGGAGAATACACAGGTGGCCGATCGTGCTCGGATAGCGCTGTGAGCCTCCCACAGCCCGTATGAGGGCGGGTTTCGCCCTTTAGTGTACGAGTACCCATGATCGTTAAAACAGGGCCTTTTAGGGGCCCTGTTTCTTTTTTGCATAAAAATAACCCAAAAATGCATAACACCCCTTTTGACCTGCGGAAAGGGTGAACGGTAGCAAATCGCCGGCGAGTTGTAACGCTACACGCATATGAACGGTAGCAAATCGCCGGTGAACGGTTTTTGACCCTCGAAAATACTGCATATTCTAATTCTGAGTTATTCACTAGGAATTAAAATCGCGAAAATATTTGTATTATTCTCAAATGCACCCTATCGCTGATCAGGACCTACCGATGAAGGTATTTCCCCTGATGGCATCGGTAGGCGCAGGTCACAGGCTCGTTTCTCCACAATTCGAAAAGTCATCGGTAGGATTATTCAGCCTGATCAGACCCCATTTCCTACCGCATACCGATGAAATGGCCTTTTTTGGCAAAGGTATATATAGAGTGTAATTTAGTTAGTATGCTATATATTAGCTACTTTTTGAGTGCAGAAATATGGACGGTGGTACTTTTATCGGTATGCGTAAAGGATGATTAGATTGATCAGGGCCTACCGTATATATGTTCGCTTTTTTTTCATCGGTAGGAAGTCATTTTAGTACCTAAAATACCCACTTTGATCAGGCCAAACGCACATACCGTATATTTGTTCGTGCAACATCTGTTCTATAATCCCAGTTCACCATTAATAAACTTCCCTTATTTTTCCCAAAAAGCGAACATTTATACGTAAAGGAGTTAACCGAGGTTACCTTTACGCATCTACCAGCCATTATGCGAATCGAACGAAAAACACCCCCTGTGACCTGCGCCTACCGACATACCGCATTTTGGCCGAAAATAAAGTAGGTCTTGGCTAACTTTGAAGTCAACCACGTCTAACTTTATCGTCTCTCATCGGATCATGGAGGAATCGTGGAGACGGGCGCACGCCCCTTGACCCCCGTGGCTCCCTGGCGTACACTATGGACTGTCAACAAGTGGGGCACCGAGAACGCGCTCGACTGCTGGCGGCACCTTGACAACTGCATAGCGTCCCCGTGGGCGGGCTGGTCCCAGCACGCTCGCGAGGGCGCTATCTTTGCGATAGGGCATGGTGGATAGAACATGGCGGATAGGACACGGGAGGTGGTGGCATGGGCGAGGGCGGTCGGAGGGCCGACGGGCGCGCATGGTTCGACGAGGCGCGCAGGCGGTGCGGCATCGGGTACGCCATGGGCGTGGCCGAGGCGTACGCGGATGAGTACGCGGACGGCGAGGCGCCCGGCGAGTTCGGGCAAGGGGTCATCGAGGCGTGCGACGAATGGATCGAGGCGCACGGCGACAACAACGACAACGACTAGAATAGAGGTGCCGGGATGGACAGGGTCATTGGCTTCGCTGCGTATTTCTTAGGATTGGTCGCCCTCGTGGTTTGCCTTTTTCACGGGTGGCTGGAATGCGTATTCCTCGTATCGTGCTACCTCGTGGCTTACACATATATGAGGCACAAGGACGATGAGCCAAAGGACGCCGACGAGGTGGACTTTAACGAATGCTGGCGATGGTAAGATCGAGAAGGATTGGAGAACGACATGAATCACATGATGGATCAGATCAAAGAAACTTTCGAGCACGAGGATGGCATCATCGAGGACACGGGAGGCATCGACACCGAGCTGCTGGAGAGCGAGTTGCGGTTGCGCACCGGGCTGTTCGTCGGGCGCGTCCACCTCATTAGCGCGAGTTGTGGGAAGTGCGTGGACGTGTACACCATGCAGTTCTCCACGCCTATGATCGGTGTGGACTTCACAGTGACGGTTGACAAGCGCGACAATAGCGTTAAGGTTGAGCAAGCGTAGGAAAGCAAATTTGCAATAGGTTGGCTCACAGCGGAAAGAAGGAACAATGAGAGCATTTGGACGGCACTACGACACGGTGGATGGCTCTATCGAGCGGTTGCGTACCCGCAACATGAGTGCGATTCGTAAGATGGCCAAGGAGTTCGAAAAGGGGAACAATTGCAAGCCGATCGTCGAGTACCTTGCCAACGTTGCCCATCTGTGGTGCGTCATGATGGAAGGTTGCACGCATAAGGACGTATTTTTCGAAGCGCCGACGTGCGACGCGAACAACGCGGATATTCTCATCGATAACTATGTCACGGGCGTGAAGTCTGTTCTCGAGCGCTCTCATCTTCGCTTTCAAACCGAAAGGTATCACAAGGACGATGATGGGGACGAGTACGGTTACCGTTGGATGATCGCGTATTGGGATTGGGGCGCTCGGTTCGTCCTGGCAGCCGGCAACGAACGCACGTTGAGGGTTGCGTCCGATGAGGCGTTCGACGAGTTGATCGGTTGTCACGAGTTCAACGCGGAGTCTTGCGTGCAGGCGAACGAGGAGGTTTTTCTTCGGGTGTGCGATAAGTGCTACGGCGAGCCGCACCCGGATTATACTAGTGCGACGTACGGGTACCCTGTATATTGCGAGGCGTGTGCGCACGATAAGTCCGTCGCTCGATGCGAGTTATGCGGCAATGTGCATCATCCCGGCGACCTTCGAGAGCTCAAGGTTGCCATGCCGGACGGCCAGCGCAAGACGGTGAAGGTATGCGACGAGTGCCGTTACGGCGAACGTTATTTCAAGATCGACGGCGTTAATATGACATGCCGCTTTTGCGCCCACCATCAAACATACGAGATTGTGGGGCTTGCAGCAGATTGGCAGAACGTGACGGATTTGGGTTGGGTGTGTCCCGACGGCATCCGCGAACTTGTCGAGAACGGCAAGTATATACAGGAAACGGAGGTGCGGTGATGTCTGTTGTCGAGATTATAGGCACGGAGAACAGGTGCAAGTTATGCACGGTCGGGGAGGACGATAACAGGATGTTCCAGATCGTGTTCGACGATCATCTGATCGCCAGCCATTCCATCGACGCGGTGCGGGAATACGTTGTGGACACTCCTGTGCATAACCTGAACCGGGTGATGATCAAAACTGTCGAACAGGGAAATTGTACGAGTTTCAAGACCAATCGAGCGTACTTGGTTAAGAACGGAGAGCTTTACCGCGTCGATTGTTTGCCGGGTAGGTTGAGCGATGACTTCGAGGTTAAACGATTCGAGAATGGATGGTTTCTCGACGTCGATTTTCACGATATGACTGGAAGTGCATGGCTCGCCAGCGCCACCATGCGCCGGCTGCTATTCGACCGGCAAGCAGACCAGCTCGAAGAATGGATTTACGCGGAGCTTTATTCCGATACGCCCAGGTGCCAATTGTGCCAGCAAAGGACTGGGACGGACTATCATGATGAGCTGGACGGTCATGACGTGCTCAATGGACACGGCAACGCGTTCGAGCACCTATGCCATGAATGTGCCGTCTACGAGGTGGAGGTGTGCGCGATATGCGGCGAATATCACGTACGATGCGACATGCACCCTGTGACTTCGGAGGCAACCGGTAACATTCGAGCTTACGTGTGTCCCCAGTGCTTGCCTCGTGATGTTTTGGCCGACGAGTACGAATACTGTGACGAGTGTTTGTCCTTCGTCCCCGCTAAGAATTGGAACGAGGCTGCCGAAAGATGCAACGATTGCGAGCGCATCATTTGCCGAGACAACTTGGTGAAACAGTGCTACTACAAGCCCACTCCTTTGTTCGCTCATGCACGTGACGAGTGTCACAAGGGCCGTCCGGTTAAAGGCGTGCGTTACGTCGGTTTGGAAATTGAGGTCGATAAAGGCGAGCGTAACGAGTTCGTGGAAGGTTGCTATGACGCCGCGGTAGACGCAGGGATCGATCATCTGTTCTACTTCAAGCATGACGGTTCGTTGCGTAACGATCTTGGCGAGGTCACGGGGGTCGAGGTAACGACGGTTCCCATCGCGCTTGGTTATGCGCTTGACGGTTACCCGTTCGACTTCATCCACGAGCAAGCCAAGAAGTACCACATGCGGTCGCACAACACAAAGACGTGCGGGTTACACATCCATGTGAACAAGGATTCCATCTCGAACTTCGATCTTACCATGGCCAAGGTTCTGCTGATCTTCGACAAGTTCTATCCCGAGCTATGCCAGTTCGGACGGCGTATCAGCAAGGCGCAAGCGCGGCATTGGGCTGATCGTCCACGGGCGGACATCAACAAGGTTGACGATAACGAGTTGTTACACCTCAAGATGGAGAATGCAGGACACAACCGTTACAAGGCGGTTAACCTATCCCCTGCCGCGACCGTGGAGTTCAGGCTGTGGAAGGGTACTCACAACCCGGATACGCTGCGGGCTACGGTAGACTTCACCAGCGCTGTGCTTGATGTGTGCACTGATAAGAATCTTGTAGAATTGTACGATATGGTGTGGGGAGACTTCATTCGTGCCACAATACCTTACGTCAAGCTGGAAAAGACCATCGAGTATATCAAACATCGCAATCTGTTGAAGGAGCTGTAATAAATGACAGCCGAGGATAAGCGGAGGGTAAGGTTAGCTGCCGGTGTGGTCATGTGTCTCACGCTGGCCGCTCTCCTGTTAGGCGTTGTTCCTACGTCTCCATTGGAAGTGATAGTATTGTTGCTAGCATGGTGCGTTGCGTGGTATGCGTCGTTCCTTATGGTTTTGGGAAAGGATTGATATGGCTAACGAAGCAAGCGTGTTGCAGAAGGTCAAACATCTGCTGCAACATCACAGCAAGTGCATAGGGTTGCGGGTTACGTCAACCACAGGGATGCCCGACCTTATCGCCTGTGTGAACGGTCGATTCGTCGGCATCGAGGTGAAAGACGATAAGAACGGCCCGTATCAGCTCACGAAAGCCCAGATCATGCGCTTGAATAAAATAGCGAGTTGCGGAGGCGTGGCGTGCTGCGTGGACAAATACAACTTCACGTCGTTCGCTCGCACAATCGATACTTTGGTCAAGAATCCGAACATGGCGGTTTCGCATTGGGGCTATTCACCGGATTGATTTTTTGTGGTATGCTAGGAATGCCGAAGGAAGGAGCGCATCATGTCAAAGCTGATCGGAACGCGCAAAGAGCGCGTGAACCAACTGGCAGAACAGTATTTACGCCACAAGAGCATTGCGGATTCGTTGTTGTCGGAGCTTAAAAAGGAGTTCCGCAACGCACAAGGAGACTTCGAAACCGACCGATTCAAGGTGCAGGTCACCGAGGTTACGTCGAAGCGCTTCAACAAGAATATCTTTATCAAACGATACGGGGTCGAAGAGTACAGCGCTTGTACTAAGCCTACTACGACTCCTCGATTCAAGGTGGTGCGCAAATGATCGCTCGATTCGTCGGCACGTCGGGCAGGGTACCCTACAATCCGTTCTATGTTCAAAATGGCCATCGGTATTATATCTATGTGAAGCCAGCGCGGAGGTACTTTGATCCCCGTGGTAAGCAGTACGTCACGGTGATAGACCCTGGCCATGGCGATCAGTGTACGATTCCGTACGATACGTTGGAACTGGTCAATCGCAATTGGAAGGTGATGAGCTTTTGATCAAGCTGTTCGAGCACCAGGCTAAAGGCATCGAGCTGTTAGCCGAGCACGATAGTTTCGGTTTGTTCTGGGATATGGGCAGCGGCAAGACGCTCACTATGCTTATCCACCTATCCAATCTGGTGCTAAGCGGTGAAGTGGAGACCATCTTATGGCTTGCTCCCAAATCGGCTCTGGGAGCCGTGGATAGGGATTTGGACACGATGGAGGCGCAGGGGTTAGCCTACAGATCGGAGGCTCTGCGCGGCCGCATCGTCTTGATGAACTACGAGAAGCTGTCCCGCAAAGACAGCAAATACAGAAAACTAGTCGATAACACCGAGTTCGACGCTATAGTTATGGACGAAGCGCATTGCCTGGCTCGCCCAACATCCAACCGAAGCAAGTACGTGATCGGGACAGGAAGATCGAAAGGCCTGATCAACCGCATCAAATATCGTTACGCCATGACGGGAACCCCTGTGACCAACTCACGACTGGAAGATTTTTGGTCATTCATGATGACGGTCACAGGAGGCAACTACTACAATTACCCCAGCTTCGAGCGGGAGTATTTGAAAACGCATTTCCTTCCGGGCACTTACGTGAAGGTGATTGACGGGTACCGCAACGCGGACAAGCTGCTTACCGAGGTGGCAGGATATTCCCAGTCAATCACGAAGGACGAGTGCTTGGACTTACCCGAGGTAATGCCTGATAATGCGATCGAGATACCATGGAAGGGAGGCACGAACAAGGCTACAGGAGCGAGCACGGAACAGACGTATTTGGACGCGCTGAACGAGAACGTGATTGAAGCCACGGAAGAGGTGTTCGACAACGCTTTGGTAAGGACGCTGCGTTTACGTCAAATCGCATCGGGACATATCAAGGGCGAGGGCAAGGTGCTGCCCCTCAACAACTACAAGGTGGAATATGCCATGGAGTTGATTGAGAACAACCCGAACAAGACGGTGGTATTCTATGAGTTCATAGAATCGTTCAAGACGTTGGCACACGCTTTGAAGAAGCTCAAAATACCGTTCATGTTCCTCAACGGAGAACAATCGAACAAGAACATTTGGCGAGACTTCCAAGCGGCGAGCGCAAACGAGTGTAAAGTCTTTCTCGCCCAGTATAAAAGTGCGAACGCGGGTATTGACTTGTACACGGCAAGTGATACAATCTATTATGAACCTTGCACATCAAGCACGGTGCTCGATCAAAGCAGAAGCCGTACGCATCGAAATGGAGTTTCACGGGCTTGCACGTTCACATTCCTTTTGACGAAGGACTCGATTGAACGAGACATTTACGAACGCTTGCAAGCTCACGAGGACTTCAACGAGAAGCTATGGATTGAGCTTAAACGCAAGGAACATGCTGAAATGAAAACGAGAAAAGGAGCTTAGTATGACTACTTACACGACGATAGAGCAGCTGATGGACGATGTTCTGAACAACCTGTGCGATGCGGCTGATGCGGCTGCTACCCCGAAGGAGCGCGAGGCTTCGAAACATGGCGTGGAGACGATGGAGTTCATCTGCAACGTGGTGGAGGAAATGCTGATCGATGCGTTCGAGAATGGGCGAGTTGAAAAGCTGAGTCGCAAGAAGGGGCTGACTGGCTATCTGTACGGAGGGTTCGCTGATTACGTTAACGAGGTTCGCGACAAGGCTCGTGTCGAGGTTCTGGCCGAGATTCTGGACGCGATCACCAGCGACATTAATTCGGCTAGTGCTAGCGCTACGGACGCCATGCTGGAGATTCTGGACGCTCCCCGTGGCTCCATCGCCCGCACGTTCAAGGACGAGGAATACACCCAGGCTATCGTGGACGCGCTTGCCGCCATGACTTACACGGTTGTGACGCTGCACCAGGTCGAGCATCTGTCCGCCGAGAAGGTTATCGAAGCGAACGCTTAATCATGAACGCAGTCAAGATCATCGGTGGAATTCTTGGCGTGATAGCTTGCTTGGCTATTTCAGTGTTAGCTTACTTGTTTTTGTGTTGGCTTGGGATGGTGATCTTTACCGCATTCGGAGTTGGGGGGTTGTCCTTCGCGTGCGTGCTCATCATCGCAGCGGCACTACTCGCTAAGAATTGATAGCATTTCTGCCTACGGTGCGGCTTCGAGAACTTGGGAAGCAAGTCGAGCTTCGCAAATTCAACGAAGCCGCGCAAGGTTTGTCATCTATCGAAACGTTGATGGCCGGGGTTTTGTTCCGCTTTGCTGTGGATACGAAATGCCCGGCCGTTTTCATTATGACCCCCAAAGAGGGTGACGAACCTATCGAAGGACTGGTGTTCACAGCAGACTTCGATCAAGAGCGGTTCATGGGCATCGCACATTCGATGTTCGCTGCCGCCCTTGACAATTTCGGCACTGATGATATATCATTCTATCGTCTGTCGAATCGAGTGTATCTGTTGTTGAAGAACGATTTTAAGGAAGGTGCGTGGGAGAACTATGGCTACGAATTATCAGGTACGGATGGAATATCCATTCCCGCCTAACAACAATGCCCAGCTAACACAGGCTTGGAACGAAGCTGCCAATCAGATTGAAGCTGAGAATCCGCATGAGCTTAACGAGGGCGTAACGGAATGCTTTGGCGAGGCCATTGCCGTGGCCGGTAAGCAGGGAGACCTCGTCAAGGAGAAGATGGAAGAGTATATATCCATAGTGGATGATCGGTCGGTTCCTTACAATGAACTCGTCATCAAAGGTTGGAAGTTGATCATGGAGGTCAGCAATTACATTCGGTGCTGCGCGGCGCTGGGCGATTTGGACGGTGAAATGTACGGCCTCAAAGTACTCATGGACTTCATGGCTGGTGAGAGCGATGCATAAGTGGCCACCGCAGCTAGTAACCCTGTGGATCGCTATCTGCTTGATGAGCATGTTGATCGGTTGGATGTTGGCTAAAGGGGTTGTATAATGGTTCAAGTTATGGGAGTTATCACACTTCTATTCGGTGCTGTTGCTGGCATCAGCGGGTGTATTGCGCTTTTTACGGACACTTTTTGTAACATAGCCGTAGTTAAGCCTCCGAAGGTTACGTCCAAATTCAAAGGTATCGCAGCTGGTAGCGCAATGGTAGCGCTCATGTGGTTCCTGGTTACGTCCGTTATCGCGATGATGACAGTATGACAGATAACGTAAATCGTCCTTCGCATTACGCCCAAGAACCTGATGGTATGGAGTGCATCGAAGCCATTCGAGGAATGCTTGGTTCAAAAGGTTACCGAGATTATTGTCGCGGCAATGTGCTCAAATATATTTGGCGTTACGAGGATAAAGGACTCGAGCAAGATTTGCTTAAAGCACGTAAGTATATAGATTTTATGATAGAGGAGGTGGCACATATTGAAGCTGAGCGAAAATAGAGGGTACTTGTTCCCGAAGATTAAACTAAAGATTGATGTTTCGAACAGGTCTCTTATGTCGAAACTTGACGAAGAAATCGAAGAAGTAAAAGTAAGTATGGACGTATATGAAGCAGCTCGAATGTCGGTTGCTCCCAACGATAGATTTGCTCCATGCGTTGAGCGAATGAACGCTTTGATGGAACTCATCGACGTTATGCATGTGTGTGAAAGTATTCTTCGTTTTTATGGTGTCGATGACGAAGAATATACAGATTTAATCAATGCTGTTCGACTTAAGAACCAAATGCGAGGTTATTATGAGCGTACAAGCTAAGGACACGGGTGATTTGGAGTGGACTATATGCGATGCGGACGGTAACAATCTTTACAAGATAGTCCCATATTCGAATCACCTATGCTATAACATTTACGAGTGGGGTGCGACCACTCGTCGAGATACCGGCGAAGAAGTCATGGAATGGAAGGACACGGGGAAGTACCCGTCCACTCTTGACCATGCTTGCAACGTCATACGCGACCAGCTCATCATGAACTGCGGTTTGCGAACCAAGGAGTTCACGGAGTTGAAAAAGGCAATAACACGTTCGACCAATCAGATATTGGCGGCAGTAGAGGAGGGTTTCGCAAATGGAAAGCGTAAACCTAAGTCAGCTAGCCGATGAGATAGCCGAACGTGACGAGTGCTTGAACGAGCGCTATTATTACGAGGAGTTAGACGAATTGGAGTGTGAGCTGGATGACAATTTCTTTGGATACGCTTATGAAGCGTTCGTTCCCAAAGGAAATGACTGACGTACCCCTGTGGCTCATCTACAAGCTGATCGATAAAGGCGACGGCAAATTCGGAAAGCCCCCCGTATCACCCTTTTCGGGTGAGGTGTGTTCTAAGGCCGACGAAGGTATGTTCACCGACTTCGATCGAGCGTTGGCCGGTGTGGAAATGCACGACGCTGACGGTGTTGGCTTCGTGTTCCTGCATGGTTTCATGGCTATCGATTTGGACGATTGCTTCAAGGATGACGGCACGCTGACCGAAATGGCGCAAGATATAGTGGACCACTTTATCGTGACCTACATGGAGTACAGCCCGAGCGGCAACGGTTTGCACATCTTCTGTCAAGGTACTAAACCGAACGACCGAACGCGAGTTCCCGGTGTCGAAGTGTATACCGGTTACAACTTCGTGACGGTCACAGGTGATCATGTTGATGAATCCGGCGACCGGGTTCTCAACATGCAGAAAGAGATCGACTGGCTGTTCGAAAAGTACCTACCGACCATCGAAACCGCTGTGAAGCCGGAAGCTATCGTCATCGATCATGGGGATAAGTCAACCGCTGAATGGCTGGACATTGGCTTAACGCATGATGACAAGCTCCATCGTCTGTTCAACGACACAGACCACGAGGACGATGAAAGCTCGCACGACATGGCGCTTCTGTGCAAGCTGGCGTACTGGTTGAACCGAGACATTGAAGCCATCGAGCAAGTGTTCCTCGATTCCCCGTGGGTCAACTCCAAGGATCGCAGACACCTTGATAAGGTTGCTTCGCGTTCGGATTATTTGGAGAACAGCATTATCAAAGCTGTCAGCATGACAACAACAACCGCAGCGGACAATGACCGTAAGGTGAAGAACATTTCAGACGTTGCGTTACGCTTGAGCGAGAATCCGGAAGGTGAGATTCTTCTTCCGTTGCACGACTACACCGACGTGGGAAATGCTAGAGCCTTCGCCGAATTGTTCTCACAGGAGCTATGTTACACTTCCGAGTGGGGTTGGTGCTACTACTGCGGTTCCAACTGGGAGCTGGGACAGGAATACCGTGCTCAACAGTGTGCGGTGGAGTTCGCTGAGAACGTCATGTACATAGCCAAGGAATACTGGTCGATGTTGGAGGACAAGTGCTCGGACGAGTGCTGTACGCCCGATAGCCGTGAGGGCAAGGAGATTATGGCACCTGCGGCTAACTTCATGAACCACGCGAAGAAGACGAACAGCGAGAAGGGTATCCGCGCCATGTTGAAGCTGGCAGAAGGGATGATGAAGCAACCTGCTAGCTTGTTCGATTCGAACGGCTGGGAGCTTAACACGCCCAACGTCGTGGTCGATTTGCGCACGGGAGAGACGTATCCTCCCATGTGGAACCACTTCAACTCTCAGCTGACGAACATCGTGTACGACCCTAACGCCGAGAACAACGGCATGTGGGACGAGTTTTTGAATCGAACGTTCTGCAACGATCAATCGTTGATCGACTACATGCAGGTGCGGATGGGCGCGGCATGCGTTGGCAAGGTATACGAGGAAAATCTTCTCATTGCCACAGGTTCAGGCTCGAACGGCAAGTCCACGCTGTTCTCGATCATGAAAGCGGTGTTGGGCGATTATTGCACCTCCGTGAACCCTGATATTCTCATGTCGAAGGTGAACTACGAACAGCAGATCGCCATCGCTCAGATCAAGGGCAAGCGCCTTGTGATTGGACAGGAGACGGAAAGCGGACAGGTGTTGTCCACGGCGAGCGTGAAGCGCATGGTGTCATCGGATACCATGATCGGACGAGTGCTGAACCATGGTTATATCGAGTTCGAGCCTACGCATTCGACTTTACTCGCTACCAACCATCTGCCGAAGGTCAAGGACAACGATGAGGGTACGTGGCGACGCTTGACGGTTATCCCGTTCGATGCCACAATCACACGGGACGAAATGATAACGAACTTTCAGGATGTGCTCATCGCCGAAGATGGCGCGTACATTTTGAAATGGCTTGTGGATGGTGCGATCGCTTTCTACGAGAACGGCTGCACGTACGGTGAGAAGCCACCTGCGGTCAGGCTGGCATCGAACAAGTACCGTGAGACGCAGCGGGAATTCTTCGATCAGTACGTCGATGAGCGTTTGGTTATCGTCGATCCTTTGCGGCATCCGAACACTTGGAGCAATCCGAACGAGATTTATCAAGATTATGTGGATTGGTGCATTGAGAACAACATCGCCAAACCGTTGAGCAAGATTCTGCTCAGCCGTAAGCTGGGTGAGCGTGGAGTGAAAGCAGAACAAAAGTGGATAGACGGAAAGACTGTCCGCGTGTGGAGATACGTGACGAAGCAAACCGAGACGTTGATCGAAGGTTAGACGGATTATGGACAAGCCTGAATTGTGGTTCTCAGACTGTGAGGTTTACGCATACGACCTGATCTGGGTATTCAAGAGCAACAAGACAGGCGAGGTCGTATGGTTCCACAACGACGTGGATGCCGTGATGGACTTCATAGCCGAGCACCCTAACATATGGTTGGTCGGTTACAACTTCCGTGACTATGACCAGTATATCCTTAAAGGCACGTTGATGGGCTTCACCAATCGACAGCTCAAAGAGCTGAATGACATTCTCATCTACGACAGCTTTAGGGATGCATGGGATTATCTTGGAAGCGAATCTTGGGAAGTCGAAGTACCTCCTATCATCGATCTGTTCCATGACATTGTACCTCGAAAGTCTCTCAAAGAGATCGAAGGTAACATCGGTATGGACGTTGAGGAAACGAACGTTTCGTTCGACATTGATCGTCCGTTGACCGAAGAGGAGTTGCAGGGAGCCGTTCATTACTGTATCCACGACGTTGAGGCCACGGAGAGGTTGTACCGTTTGCGTTACGATTATATCCGCACCAAAAAAACGTTGTGCGAAATGGCCGATCTGAGCGACGCTGAAATGATGAAGAACACTAACGCTCGCGTGGTTTCTGAAGCGCTTCATGCCGTTCATTGCGACCCGATCAACACCTTTGGCAAAGAGTACTACATCGACAGGTTGCCGGATGATATTATCGACTTCGACAGGTTGCCTGAGATTGTGCAAGATTTCGTGTCGGGTATCAACACGTTCTCGGGATGGAAAGAAGAGCTGGAACCTATTCTGTTCGACCTGTACGGCACGCCCACGATCATGGGAGTTGGAGGGTTGCATGCGAGCACGGGGAGTATCGTACCGCACATGTTCAAAAGCGGCCCCAGGAAGGGTACGATTGAACATCGGTACGTAGCTAGGCCCGATCATTTCGTCAGCGGAAACGGACGCACCGTTCTGATTCAGGACATTGGTTCGTTCTATCCGTCGATAATGATCATCTTCAACTTCCTCTCCCGTGGCATACCTCCCGAGTGGGTTCACCTGTTCACCGACTTTTACGATCTTCGCATGTCATCGAAAAAGCACATTAGAGAGTGCGAGGCCAAGGGCGATACCAAAGGTGCTGCCTATTGGAAGTCACAGGCAGATGCTGCAAAGTTGGTGCTCAACACGGTTTACGGTTGTTTGAAGAATCAGTATAATAAGCTCTACGATCCGTTCATGGGAACTTGCGTATGTATCACCGGTCAGCTTTTGATCATAGATTTGATGAACCGCATCCATGACAGGGTTCCTGATATGGAGATTGTGCAGCTCAATACCGACGGTTGGGTGCTGTCCGTGCCGGACGAGGATGTTCCCGTGCTCGATGAGGTTATCGAGGATTGGAAGGAATTGACCGGGTTCACGGTGGACACCGACATTATCAAGCAGCTGTGGCAGCGTGATGTGAACAACTACGTCATGGAGTTCGACACCGGCAAGGTCAAGGCGAAGGGAGGCACTGTTAAGAACTGGCGTGGGGGAGACTTTAAATCCAACACGGCTACCATCATCGATGAGGCCATCGTCAAGAGCTTGTTGTACAACATATCGGTCGAGGAGACTGTTAAGAAATGCAATGATCTGGAGCGTTTCCAAGTTATTCTGAAAGCCGGTAGCGGGTACACGGAGACCGGGCGTGTTCCGTGGAGAGAATACAATTACGCACCGCAAAGAGTGGTACAGAAAGAAGGACAAAAGGATTATGAAATCATCCCGAAAACCAAATACCAAGCAAAGAACTTCCATGAGTACGAGTCCATCAACGGAAAAGTTCACCGCGTCTATGCAACGCGCGGAAAAGGCTTCACTTTCTTCAAACGCAAAGGTGAAGGAAACCCGGCCATATTTCCTAGTTCGCCAGTTTGTGCTTTAGAGGATTTCAATCTGAAAGGCATTGACGAGGTAGACAAACACTGGTATTATAGAGAAGCGATCGAAAAGTTAAAAGCATTCACAGGGCAAGATCAACAGGAGGTGTTTCAAACAAGATGGTAGTCAAAAAAGAAGAGGTTCCCGTCGCGGATGAGAAGATCGAGGAACCCAGCGAGCCACGGGCTGAGCTGTCGTTCTGGGAGCGTTATCAGATGCTCGGGGCCTACGTCCGTGAGCAAGCTCCGAAAGTGTTGAAGTTCGACAGTAACGTATCGAACATCGATTACGACTACGTGGACACTCAGCAGTACAAGTCGTTTTTAGGCATGTGCGCTGATGCGTGCGACATGTCGTTCACGTGGAGCACGTACCGTCCAGAATTGACGCTCGCCAAGAACGACAACGGCAAGCAGATTTTCATTATCATTATCACAGGTTGCGCGACGTTCAGGGACAAGTACAGTGAGGAGCGCATCGAGCTTGACATTTCCGGCATGGGTATCTCCGTGGGCAACAACTACGCGCTGTCCATTGCCAACACCAACGCGATACGCAATTTCATCACCAACAACTTCCTGATTCCGACGAATGACCGCGACAATGACGATATGAAAGCGACCATCGGCGACAGCAATTTCCTCACGGACAAGGCTAAAGCTGAGCAACGCAAAGAGCTGTTGGACAGCACCAAAACCGTCAATGAATACGCTACCGTGGCATTCGGCAAGGTGGTTTACAAGCGCATCGAGGAAACGTTGGCCAATGACATTCCGGCTGACTTCCGCAAGACGCTGGAAAAGTTCAAGGCTAGTAAATTCGAGAACGGCGAGCCTAAGCGGCTCGATGGCCAGAAGAACGTTTGGATTGTGAAGAAGAAGGCCGCGAACGCGATCTTGGGAGATTTGGACGCTCACAATGAGTAGGTACACGGAGGTCAAGGAAATCTATGGCAATCGCTTCAAAGTAGTATCTCCTCCTAAGAAGTTCAAGTACTTCACGGCTGGTCGATTCTCGAAAGCGATCGGAGTGAACTATTGGGGAACCCCGTTCCAGGCGTGGTGTGAGATCGTCAAGTGCAAAGTTCCTGCGTTCGAGGATAACAAGTACACCATCGCAGGTAAGCTGATCGAGCCTAAGCTGATCGATTACGCCAGGGAAATGGTGTCGCCTTACATCCGCGATCCTGAGCAGTACTTCGAGTGCGAGGACGCGAAGCGTGAAATGAATTTCGAGTTCTTCGACGATGATCTGTTCGGAGGCATGTGGGACGCGTTGGCGTTCGATGAGCCTAACGTGATAAGCTCCACCCCCGTGCGACCGATAGCTGTGATTGAGTGCAAGACCACCAGCCGACCGCAAGATTGGGTGAACGGTGTGCCCGACAACTATAAGGCACAGGGGTTGCTCTACGCCGAGCTGTTGGATGTGGAGGATGTGTACTTCCCCGTGGCTTTCTTAGAACCTGAGGACTACGACTATCCTGAGGAGTTCGAATGCACGGACGAGAACACCCGATTGTATCATGTCAAACGAAGCGAAGAGCCTATCGGAGTGTACGGCAATATCAAAGAAGCCATGCGTTATGCTCGGGATTGGTGGGATACGTTCATCGAGGATACTCTCACGTCTCCTGAATTCGATGAGAAGAAAGACGCTGAGTATCTGGCCCTTATCCGTCAATGCGAATTGTCTGAATTAGGGGCTAGCCAAGATGACCAAGATGAGCTAGAATTGACATTGGCCATGCTGAAAGATTTGGATGATGAGATCGAAGCCATCGAACGCGATAATCAGCTCGATCAGTTGAAGAAGCAACGTAAAGAGCTGAACGCTAAGATACAGCAATTCATCAAACCTATGATCAACGAAATCGAAGGAAAGAATTCCGTCGATGCAGGTTCTTATGTGTTTACCGTCTCATCGACTAGAAAGGTGGACTACGACGCACTAAAGCGAGACGGTCTTTTTGAAAAGTACGTGACATTGGACAAAGCGATCAGAACGAAAAGGAAAGAAGAACAGAATGGTTAAATTTACCGAAGATATGAAAAACGGTGGCTTCGAGCGTATCCCTGCTGGGGTTACTATCCTGAAAGTCACGAAGATGAAGCCCATCAGCAACATGGGTAAGATCAAAGAGTACAAAGGTGAATTTGAAGATTGCAAAGGCCGTAAGGTTTGGAACAACTACAACATGAACCCGAAGAACCAGTGGTACCTGAACTCCATGCGTGCGTTCTATTCCCTGCTAAAAACGGGATGCGGTCTCATTGAGACTGCTGACGGTGAGATCGAACCGGAAGATGCCCTGGGCAAGTACTTCGTCGCCAAGATCAAGCACACGGAGAAGGGCAACAACACCTACGTCAATTTGGGTTACGTCATCGCACATGCCGAATCGTTCGAGGATGACATTAGCGAGTACATCGAGCGTGAGAACGCACGAGACGCTAAGAAGAACGATACGGTGGAGGAAGTCGCGGAGGATGTGTCATCGGACGATGATGAAGACGATCCCTATGCTTGATTCGTTTGATCTTCCAGCATGTCCGAAATGCGGTTTAGAGTACGGACTGACCATCGAGCATAGGATGAGTGATGATTATACGATTCATCACCTGTGATTTTATTCACGGGACAGAGACGTGCAAAAGTGCATAGAGCTGGATAGACGTTCGACGTATCCTATCTTCGCAACCAATCGGAAATAAGAAAACCCCCACGGCCACTTGGCTATGGGGGTTTTCTATTAGGGATGAAGGACTTTAACGAGTGATTCCAAACCGCTAACCTTACCTTCCAGGCAAGCGATTCGTGCTTCAAAGTGAGCGTGTTCCTCCACTTTCTCGGCAACGGAGTCGATCTTTTCCTCTAGGCGCTTGTTCGTAGCTGTTACTTCCTCGCTCAAATCGTTGATGGACTTCTTAACCTCTACGTTTTCCTGCTTCCGTCTCTCGTCCCCCAAGATTCGGTTCTTATTGGAGTTGTAGATGCTGATAATGAAGCCACCGAAGATGCTGAGAAGAGTGACCGCCGAAACGGTCGTTTGCATGATTGCTTCGGGCTGCATAAGCTATCCTATCAATGAGCTTTACCGGCAGAATCGTATACGGTGATTTTTACCACGTCTCTCAGTTTACCGGCAGAATCGTATACGAACGGAACCCCAGAATGAGCTTTACCGGCAGAATCGTATATGGTGAGAGTTTGTGCCCTGAAATCGAAAGTACAATAAACTGCTTTTAGTACAGCTGTCGTATAGCTTCCTATGCTAAAATAAACTCCGATGTAACCGTACATCACTTCGTCGTAATATTGCTTTCCAACGCCGGTTATCTCCTCCAAACCAGACCAGGCTTTCACTTTCGCTTCGTAATCTCCTTTAGCTTTAGCGTTAAGGTACAACACATAGGGATTCGTAGAGAAAGATAGCGTGGTTGCTCCGGCTCCACTCTTAGACACGGGGTAGGCGTACAAATCGTATATAGCGGTTCGCATTACGATGGAAGGGAAGGGGGTTACTCCTTCTCTCGTGACTACAATATCGACGTTCTTATCAGGAGGGACAGGTATGATGTTCGACCCGGAGATGTACGATCTACCATCAACCGATACCGTCACATCCTCTACCATATCTCTTGTTCCTCCACCGGACGCGGTAGACGTACAAGTCGATCTGTAGGTAGTTCCGTTTTCACTCGTATATTGCGCCGTGATCGAAACGGAACAAGTTTGACCTACAGTGAACCAACCCAAATCTACTTTTTGATGGGTCGCATACGCTCCCGGTGCGCCAATATTGACGTCACCTGTGAACAACGTTCCAGAAACGCTTACGGTTGCGCCATTGAAATTACCAGCGGTGACGGTGATGAAAGACGTTCCTTGATAATGCACCCGGTTGTCTTCGATCTGATCGCAAGTCAACCAGGATCGCACTTTGAAATAAGAAGGGTCAGGTCCGACAGTCGCTCCCTCTTGCACAGAGACAGAGACATTTCCTGTAGATGCCATTCATCCCTCCTTACGTGTATTGGATGTAGATGGAACCTGCCGTGCCAGTGGAAGGAGCCGCTGCTGTACCCATCGTTATACCGAGATTGACAAGAGCTGCGGCCGCCGTATTCGCACCGGTACCTCCGTTAGCTACGCTGATGGGGTAGGACACGGCAGTTACAGATATAGTGCCATCATCACTTACGTTGATGCCATCGCCAACTTTCACTCCACCAAGTATAGTTTTTGTGGCGGGGGGAAGGGTGTACTTAGTGTCAGTGGCAGACAAAACTCCGTCTGCTGTGATACTCAGATTAGAACCGACTTTGATGCCACCGAGCGTAGATGCAGAAGCAGGGGGAAGGACGTAGCCGCTTCCACCGCTTGTAGCAGACAGGGTACCGTCGGCTGTGA